AGTCCTATAAACCGTACTATATAAACAATGACTATCAGTTTATAGCGCCACAGCAATCGTCCATAGTCTTGCAATAAATATCCATATCATGACTTGTTATATGCGATCATGATTTTCTGTTACATGTGTCACTATTTATTGCAATGTTTCAAATATCCATAACAGATTTTATATTTTAACACAATATCGTTATTTATTTTAACCTTGCAACATATTTCACGCTAGACAACATTATATAACTATGGTATACTTATATTATCAAATGAAGGGAAACTAAACGCAAGAGGTGTGCCCATGTGGGAGGTTTGCAAGTTTCACATATTTGATATAGTACCTTGAAAACAGAATAGTTAGAACGCTACAACAACATGAGGTGTTATAAATGACTAGACATTTTTGTGGTATGTGGGAATACAAAACACAGATAATGGATTATATCCATACTGAGTCTTTTTTGGCGAATTTGATTACAAAAAGACGCAGTTTGTATATAGTTGTTTGCGACAAAAACGCAAATGCGATAGCTGGTATTCGTAGGGATACAAGCAATGTTTATAAGGTAAATGGCAGTATGTGCGTATCTGGACTTATACTTTACGATACACATTATCGTGTAAAAGTCGATTCACTTAAAAATGTTTCCATTGTGCCGGTTCATTGACAAAATTATAATATAATGAGGTGTTATTTATGGCAAGCAAAATTGAAATTACACGCACTATTTCTCGTACACTGGTAAAGTATGTTACGCTGAAATGGGGAAACGATGGAAAACCTGAAATGGTAAACCGTGAAATTTCCTATGATGGTATAATCACAAAAGAGAACGCACAGGCAAAAGTTAGCAAAATGGACAGTACAGCAAGAGTTGTTGATATAGTCCATTTTGATGATGTGTATGGTTGGTATCTTGACGAAATTATGCCATTAGCGCATAAAGTTGTGCGTCCGGCAAGTCAACAGAAAAAAGAGGTATAACAGTATGTTAAAGTTTGATATAGAATCCGGCCCATTGCAGTCGCATAGATATGCACAGTGTAGTTGGCATAAACATAGTGATACTATGGTGACTTTTGTATCATATAATAGCGATATATTTGATGCAGAGTTGACAGAGTATGGTTTAACATTTCATCCACATAAAACAACTCCGCGTTATAGCAGAACGACAGCAAAACAAACATTATGGGCGCTGTATGAATTAGGGTACAATTATAAAGAGGCACATGTCATTATTGATGGACTGTGTAAAGGTTGCAAAGTAAAAGCATAATAAACGGCGTTTTAACTATTCTACCCATGGTATACAGAATCGTATACCATGGGAATTTTTATACGCATTTTAGGCAGTACCATTTATCGTACTATACGCTTAAGATTAGCGTACATTTTATAGGACTTAACCATAAAGCGAACAGTACTGGTTATGGTATTCCTAAATGTGTAGCAATCTTAAGACTTAAGTGCTAATTGACTATTGCCAGTCAAGGCAGGTAATTGCTAATTGACTATTAGCAGTCTAGCGTAACAAGTGCTAACTTAAGGTTAGCAGTACAACGGCTCGAGCGATAATTGACCCTTAGCAGTATGACCTTAAGAGTGCCAATATCCATATTTTCCAGTATTGGTAATTCTTACCAGTTTACCAAAAATTGGAAATATTAGTAGAATTTTCCAGCCCTGCCGGAAATTGCCAGTGCTGCCAGGGTTTCCATCCCCTACCTGTTAAGGATTTAACAACCATCAGCTTAACCTGCGTGACATTTTAGTCACTAAGGTCGAACACCCTTCCTTATATAATATAGCATATAGGGGGGGGGGGGGGGGAATCCCGGAACCGGTCGAGGAACCCTACCCCATTGTTAAATTTTTATCAATGTTCGTAGTCCTATTTATAGTGCCAACAAAAGTACATGGAATTTCGCAACATATATCCATGTAAATGCTATTGCATTTCCAGCCCGATTGTGGTATCATGATAATAGACAAAGGCCAATACAAGTGAATAAAGGAGGCATCAATATGATGAAGTTAAAGGTAATCGAGGTTAAGGTTTACCCTTACAATGATTACGCAGCAGTCACTGAGGTATATGAGAGCATGTCCGTTGTGCATCACACAAGGTTAAGAAACACTCCTAAGTATAATTATCCATTCGTAAAGGTTCGGCAGGTCTTGCCACCATATAAAGATATTACGATAAGACTTGATAAGCTTGGCTTAACAGAAAGAAAGACTAAGGTAGAATATTCTTACTATTTTAACGAAAGCAGGGCTAACAATGATTGACATTAAAGATTCTAGAATCCGTCTGTGTACAACTTACGAAGATGATGGAAATAAAAAGGCCGTCATTCAGGTTCAGCTTACGCCAAAGAAACGCAGGGTTTATATTCTTCCGGTGTTTCACGATAAGTTTGGCTGCGATGTAGTTAGGCTGCGCTGCAACTGGCATGAACACGATGGTGCTCATAGAATTGATTATAGAATCCCTATGGAAGATTTTGTAAAGGAGTGACAATATGTTACTGGTATACGAAAGGACAGATTTAGGAACTATGGTTCCAATAGCTACAGTTAAGGACAGGTATTATAGGGAACTATTTGAAGCGGTGCGTAAGCATAAACCAGTCAGAGAGAATCCTTATTATGAACTGTTCAGGGAAAGTTCCTTAGGAAGAACATTTGTTTGTTCCGGTTTTGGTAAGTCTCACGAAGATTCATTAAATGAACTTATTGATAAGTTCTACAAGAGAAAGTGAAACCAATGTATAGTCTTAATTACAGTGCCAAGGATGGCTGGACGCTGTGGGCAGATACAAACCTCGGTCCTATACTTATTAAGCAAGGTTCATTTAAGCAGTGCTTGAGTATGAGGGTAATGCTAGAGCTTAGGAAGGAAGGAGTGTATAAACCTTATGTCGAGTGATGAATGGCTGGAAGAATACAACAAGGTGAAAGAGAAGGTTGAAGAACTTAACTCTATCTGTTGTAGAGACAATAATCGCATTGTATGTACAATGTGTAAGTAGAGTAAAGAATGTATGATTATCAGTGCTGTAAGAGGTGTTATGAATATCTAAGAAAGGAGTGTATAAACATTATGACATATAAGTTATGGAATACTACTTATAAAGAAGCTATGAATTTACTTCATCTTATCAATAATAACTGCCCTTACATAAATGATGATTCAGTTAGCTGCGATAACTGTAAGATTGTTAATAAATGTAAGTTTGTAATAAGAACTTGTGACGCTCAACCTAAATAATACACTTGGAGTTGGTAGGCCAAGGGAAGAAAGCAACCTACCACCATAGTGCAGATAGCACTAATAAATTTAACGGTTACTTAGAAAGGAGTAACAATCATGGCAAAACTTATCACTCGCACATTCGTAACGACCAAGGTTAAGTATTCGTATCTTTCAGCTGATTCCGAGGGAGCACCCGTTCAGCTGGAAGCCGTAACCAACATTGATGGTGAGCACGACAAGGAGAGTGCCATTAAGGTTCTGTCTAAGAAGCTGGGTTTCACTCCCTTTATCACTGAGTTGAGCACCAAGGAAGAAGTTCGTGGTATGGAAGTTATGGATTTCTATAACAACTCCAAACCTGTGCAGCGTCCTGCAAGTCAGCAGAAAGATACCGACTAACATTTAACCTAACCTCAATTCTAACAAAACATTAACTTACAAATTTAAAGGAGAATTACTATGTCTGAAATCGCTCTGTACAATCCTAATTCTGAGGCCGTTTCCTCTATCTGCACTTTCGCTGCTAAAACTCCGGCTGAGATGGCCAAGTTCTACAATATCGTCTCCAATCCTGAAAAGCGTTTGCAGGACATTGTCAACATGACGATTGATGTGTGCGATAGCTATGCTGAGATTGTCGAGGTTAAGAACGAGCTGACGGGTGAAATGGAGAAAGCACCTCGCGTTATTCTGATTGACAAGGACGGCCACTCTTATGTTTCTGTTTCCAAAGGTATTTATAATGCCATCACTCGCCTGTATGGTCTGTTTGGCATGAAGCATTGGGATGTGCCTATTCCCCTTAAGGTTGGTCAGATTACTAAGGGCAGCAATCGTATTCTGACCCTGACCATTGATGAGAAGTTCTACAAGTAATTAACTTAACTAGGCGCGTGGTTAGTCTGATTAATCATAGCAAATGAACAATAACATGCAGGATAAGATGTATGTCGCGCCTTTAGAAAGTTGGTGATTATATGGCAGAATATAAGTTGTCTAAAGAAGAAAGGCGAGAGCTTAACAAAGCCCTCGCCAGTTTTCGTATGACGGAGAGGCGCGCACGCAAGTCATTAGGAAAAGAGTTTACCAGTTCTGTGCTACCGCGCAAGATTGGTGAAATACTTAAACCACCGAAGTATACATCAAATGGAGAAGAACGAATAGGCATAGCTAAGTTTAAGCCGGGGTCTAGTGAAGAATTACAAACCTTAATTTCATATTACAGAAGTTATAATGTACAAAGCTTTAAAAAGGATAAACAGGCTGCGGAATCTTTTAATGTTAACCAAGGTGATGCTATGTTATACCAGTCAATTCGTGGGGAATTTAAAGCAAAGATTAATGTAGACATTGCAGAGAATGAGCAGTTTAAGGCTATGGAAGTAATGCAGGCGCAAGCTGGCCTTATTCGTAAGAGTGATATTACAATTCAGCCAGCGCATTTGAAGGAACAGAGCCTTAAGGCTAGGCAGGAAATCAATGCATTAGAATCTAGAGACAAAACGAGATTTATTGAAGTGCTTGCAACACAGTATTCATACGGTACAGTTGGGCGTGACCTACAGTTGGATAACATTTATATAAGCAACTACTCTAAGGCAGCCAAAGTTACGAATAGTTATACTACGGGAACCGAGAGAATGTTAAGGGCTATGACCCATGACCAGCTTAGGGCATTTGCTAATGATGAAGAGCGTATTAAGCACCGTTATCCTGCTGCTGGTGAAGAAATTCCCGACACTGGTGACGAAATTCTAGACTTCATGTCTACTCTAGGCTTAGATTGGGATTCCGAGAACAGAGTTTGGAGTTAGGAGTAATTATTTATGATACCACTAACATACAGCTGGGATTTTGAGACATTAGTACAGTCTCCAACTCGTGTATGGGCGTGGTCACAGGTCAATGTCTTTAACTACTCTGATGTTACTACAGGAAACGACATGGAATCTTTCATTCAGGAGATTTCACGACACAGTTGCAAGGGTTTCTTTCACAACCTAAAGTTTGACGGAGACTTCCTTATTAGTTATTTGTTGAAGAACGGTTACGAGCATGTTCTTTCTACAAAGAAGATGAAGCCTAAAACATTCAACATTCTTATGTCTGACATGGGGCAGCTTTACCGCATTACAATTTGCTTTCATAAAGGTGTGATTGTACAGATTAACGATAGCTTAAAGCTGCTACCGTTCAAGGTGGAAAAGATAGCCAAGGATTTCGACCTAGAACTAGACGGAAAGAAGATAAGAAAACTAGAGATTGATTACAAAGCATATAGACCAGTTGGTCATGTATTAACAGATGAAGAAAGAGAGTATGTAATATATGATACCCTGATAATGGCTATGGCATTGAACTATATGTTAAAGCGTGGCATGTCTAAACTTACGATAGGTTCCAATGCTCTGTATAATTACAAGACAACATTAAAAAACAAAACTGATTTCCAGCAACTGTTTCCATTAGTTACCCCCGCCCAGGATGCCTTTATCCGCAAAGCCTATAAGGGTGGTTTCGTGTATTGCGCTCCCAAATATAAAGGTAAGATTGTTAAAGAGGGCATTGTACTAGATGTAAATTCACTTTACCCATCTCAAATGCGTGACCACAACAATCCTTATCCTGTGGGAAAACCAGTATACTTCAAAGGAGAATACAAAGACGACCAAGAAATGCCGCTATATGTCCAACACCTATTTGCAGAGTTTGAACTTAAGAAAGACCACCTTCCGACCATTCAGGTTAAGAATAATTTCTCTAGCTTTAGCCCTACGGATTATCTTGAATCCAGCAGGGGAGAACTTGTTGAACTAACACTAACAAGCGTTGACCTTAAATTATTCTTCGACCACTATGATGTAATCACTTACAGGCCAATAGACGGAATGAAATTTCACCAAAAAATAGGTTTGTTCGATGAGTATATCGACCACTGGAATCAGGAGAAAATGGATGCTGCAAAAGACCACAATCCTAGCAAACGCGCCTTGGCTAAGCTTATGAACAATAACCTTTATGGTAAGTTCGGGACAAATACGGATGGTACAGGCAAATACCCAGTTCTTGAAGATGGAATAGTTCACTACAAACGAGGTGAACGAACGGTCAGAAACCCTGTGTATATTCCTGTAGCATGTTTCGTAACAGCTTACGCTAGAAATGTAACTATAAGGTCTGCTCAGGCCGTTTACGATAGGTTTGCGTATGCTGACACAGACTCCCTACATTTAGTTGGACTTCATGAGCCTGACGGACTGTGGGTTGACCCCTATGAACTAGGGGCATGGAAGCATGAATCAACATTTGTCAAGGCGAAGTTCCTTAGGGCAAAGACATATATCGAGTATGGATGTGATGGAACTACGATTAAGGAAGATGAATTGTCATTAAAAGTAACTTGTGCTGGTATGCCTAAGGCTTGCCACAGTCAGGTTACATTTGATAATTTTAAGGTGGGCGCAGTTTACACAGGTAAACTTATCCCTAAGCATGTTGACGGTGGTATCGTTCTTGAGGATACTACTTTCCAAATTACTTGAGGTGATTATTTTGTATGTTATTTTAACTAAAGAAGAATATGATAACTTGGTAAATGAAATAGGAAAGGCGGAATTATTTATAAACAGTTTGAATGACGAACTAAACTTAAAGTTTGATGATATTCAGGCATATAAACAAATAGGAAGTAAAGATATTGTTAATAAACTACAGAATCAATACACTGGAATGTTGCTTGCTAGAGATATTTTTAGAAGTATGAAAGGATAATTGATATGACAAAAGAAGATATTATTGCCCTTCTGCACGAACATTTAATAAATTACAGCATTGTAATGACTGGGCATATTAAAGGTAAGCGTTACACTGAAGCTTTTGTGTACTTACAACTTTGCGATGCGTATTTAGGTGAACTTCAATATATACAAAAACAGGAGGAACTTGATAATGATTCTATCAAATAACGAGCGTTTACTATTCTGGCCTATAAAAGGCAATATTGTAATTAACCAAGCGTGGGTTTACTCAGACGGTACTAACCACAATGGTATTGATCTTAAATGTAATAAGCTACCCTTATTCCCTTGTGAACCGGGTGTTGTGTCTAGGGTTCAGTATTGGGATGGCAAGACGATTAGTGTCAAGTCGATGCAGTCTTACGGAAACATGGTTGAGGTTACTCACGAAGGTTATCGAGGAAAAACATTAGTAACCAGATATGCACATTTGTCTAGCATCATTGTTAAAGTTGGAGATGTGGTAAACTACGGTAATCAAATTGGAGTTACAGGAGCTACAGGTAATGTAACAGGTCCGCATCTTCACTTAGAGGTGATTTTGAACGGTAAGCGTACCAATCCTATGCTTTGGTTAGGGCCAGATTATATTTGTCAGTCTGCTGCATGTAGGGTCAACCTGTTCAAAACGCACTCAGGCACAGTCAAGGGACACAGTGTAAGATGGATTGGGGAAAGAGCTCTATTAAAGAACATTCCGTCAACTACTGCTGTTAGACTGTTCCAGGCTTTCGCTTACAGAAATTATGTGGCAGAATATACTAACAAATACAAAAACTATCAGAACATTTCTTTTACGCTGGTAAAATATGAAGATATGGACATCATAAGAGACATCTTGTGTAGATAAAAGAAGCCCTCACAAACTTGTGAGGGCTTTGTATTGTGTAGTCTATTACAACATTAGTCGATTGATGCAATCAATGGCTCCGTATAGGTCTGAATCGACATAATTCGTCTTATAGAACAAAGACTTGTATAATTCCAAATCTCTTCCTGCTGATGTACCCAATTTTACGCCATCGCAATTTGCGTAAAATAATTCAAGATTATTAACCGTCAAAGCGCTATTAGCACAGAAAATAAATATCTCATTTACACCGTTAACCCATCCCTTAGCCTTTGAGAGCTGTTCAGTATTAAACCAGTCATTTGGATAATAGAATCCAATTTTTGCTTTCTTATAGAAATCTAGGATTTTTTGTGTCCATTCAACCCTTGAAACAGCAGATGTAAAAATAACATCATCAAATATTTGATATTTTCTAATTAACGGAAATAGGAACATGACATTTTCTTCTATTGTGCTATAAATTAACTTGTCGATGCAAATAAAAAGTCCGTATTCTTTGCACACCTTAATGCAATCTTCAAGGGTGCAAATATCTGGTTTCAAAGCCTTTAGTTCTGCGTATGTTTTTTCTTTGATTTTGTATCTTGTTCCTGATACCTCAATATATTCGTTATGATTTAGCACGAATATATTATCGCTAGTAAGTCTTGCATCTGTTTCGATTCCGTTGAATTTTCCACATCGACCTGCATCTACAAACGCCTGCAATGTGTTTAGTTCAGCACCATATCCAGTGTAACCTTGATGCGCTATGGAATAAAAATGTTTATTGAGATTGGAACTAACAATCCGGTCAACGCACTCGAATATATCTTTAATGTACAATGCAAATGGGTAGCGATATGCACTGTGGTTTTTATTTCTTACACTAAGAAATATTTCAACAATACCATAACCAACAGTGTATAAGTAAAGATTATCTTCGCTGTAATCTCCATCAATGTTTATTCGTTCTAAAGTTCCGTCAAAGCGCTTTGCCACACAAACAGCAGAGGCACCAAATGAACCAGCGAATCCTATTTTCTTCCCTTCTTTAACACTCATTTTTATAGCATTATATACATTCGAATCTGTCATATGCCCATTAGCGTTCCATCCGTGATTTTCATAAACTGTGTAATCAGGCGACTTTTTATAGTATGCAATATTATCATATATATTCTTTTTTAATTCTTTGTAATCATCACTTAGTTCGCTCAATTCTTTTCTATTTATTGCATCTCTAGCATTTGTCGGCCTAAATACAGATGTGCTCAATTCAGTCAAAAGACCACAGAACCTAACAAACGAAGCATCTGTATTTATGAATGTATTAGAATCGTCTATACTCTTAATAAATACTTTATCGGAATTATATAGACACATTCTATGGTATACATTTACGACAGGAGAATTTTTTGAATATTCCAGCCCTAAACCAACACTAATGTAATCAGATGTGAAATATTTATCACCTTCTGCCAATACACCAGTAATGGATAGCCTATATCCAGCCGTATGTGTAGCTGAGTTAAAAAGATTGGGATTTGACAAATTCTCAATATCTTTTTTAATGTTTCCGGTCGCCTTTGCATCGGCGGCGGCGCCTTCAATGGACAAACTCTTATCAACAACAACTGCGGAACCAGTTGGCGTTACATTCTGCTGTAACCAATTAGTAGTAGTGCTCTGAACAGTTCCTGTATTGTTAATAACGGTTCCCAAAGCTCCACTTGCAGCCATTGCTTCTATCTTCTGTGCAGTTACATCGGACAGATTTTTAGTACCATCAGCAGAGTTAAGATATTGCGCTACAGCTGGTGGGATACTCCCACTCTGAGCAATGGCATTAGCAAGAGTTCCTGCTTCATACATTGCCTGTAGTTTGTTATTAATTTCCTGCTGGACATCAAGATTATCAAACCAAGTGTTTACCCAAGTTTGCAACTGATTGTATGCTGTAACAGTATCTTTGGAAAGCTGCGTTACATCGCTGTAACCTTTAAGTGTAGCATTATAACACTGCACTAGGAAGGCCATGATTTCATAGTCAGATGCACCCTGAACATAAGTAGTAAGGTCGAACTTACCATAAACAGGCTGATATTGTCCAATTACGGGAAAATCAGGTACAGTAGGGCTGAAATCAGCCGGTGTCGGTTTATTTGCCATAAGCAATCACTCCTTAAACCTGCTGCAGGTCAGCAGAGACAATCAAATCTTCAGCGGTTAGGTCAGCTTTAATAATGTATGCACCCTCATCGGCATCCCAAGTTGCATCAACCTGAGTACCACCAACACTAACCTTAAAAGTGGAACCGTATTTCTCGGGGAGCAGAATTGCCAGTACCTTATCGGTAGCCTGAGTAACTTCACTAGGGGTAATCAAACCCTGAATGTGTGCGGAATCGTTAAGGGTAAAGCTAGTGTCCTTTTTGACAGTAATCTTAGAATCCATAATGCCAATAATCATATAGAATCACTCCTTAAAATATGCCCATAAAACATGGTTCAAGTGCGTCAATAATTTCCATATCGACATTGTTAATTGCTTCAATGTATTCTTTATACAAAGAAGCATTAGAACGGTAGGGAGCACCTCTCTTGGTTCTGGTAAGGGAGCGTTCCCCTGTGCTGTTTCCGGTTGATTCGCTGTTTGATTCGGAGTTCGACTGTGTATTCCCGCTTGCATTACTCTTGTTTTTACTTGCACTGCTTGCATAAGTATTTGCTTCGATTTCCGATTCCACATTAAGTAACTGACCTGGCGTATCGGAATTAACCTGCAAGCTGTATCCATTGCTCGAACTGTTGCCTGTTGCGTTTGCGTTTGTTTTGCCTGTTGATGCACTGTTCAGTTTACTGTTTTCTTCAATGACTTCGCTAAAGTCAGCACCTGTGTTGAACTCCCAATTTTTAGCTAATGCTTCAAACATCATGTTTTTGACTGGCATGATTTCGTTCATCGTGTTATTAAGGTAAAGTTTCCATCGGTCAGGTGCTGTATGGCCGATTTCCCTATAACGATAATGGTTGATAATCTTATTGTTTAACCGCGTTCTCCATGCTTCATCAGCGAAACTGGGAATAGGGTAATCTTTAAGTCCGATGTCATAACCAGTCCTAAGGAGTGCATTTAATTCAATGGTATACTTAGACACGATAGCACCACCTTACATAAGTTTGAACAGGAAACTGAAAATATAAACATCCCCGTCAACAATATTGTAGTTAGGTGCAGATGAACTCTGATTGCTAAGGTGAACTGCAGTTTTCGCACCCATCGTTCCCTTATGTAGTTCAATGCTAAGAGTATCCGTAATCTTCAATGCAGCGGGAACCTGATTCAGGCAAATGCTGGCCTGAGGATTGCAAATGTCCGGTGCAAAGAACCTAAATGGAGTAATACCAGAACCTCCTGCGATAACTTTGTTTTCATCGAACTCAACGGCCAAATGAATCTCCATGGTGTCGTTAATCGTAGCTGCCAAACCATATGCAAGATGGCACTTACAATCTCCTTCCATAAATTCAAAACCTTCAAGAGTGTTAATATCCATATAATCACCTAAGCTTGTATTAAGAATTTGTAGAGTCGGGATTTCTAGGAGAACCAGAACCAGATGCAGTCCCCTTACGAACAGTTCCGCTAGAAATAGTCTGAACAGCAGAGGATTCGGAAACAGAAGTTGCGTAGAACGGATAAGCAGTATCGACATCTGCACGAAGGTCAACCGTGATTTCGTAACCAGATAGTTCGCTCATTAGCTTAGCAGCTTCTTTGCGTGGAGTAAGCAATATATTTGCCATACTGTTTGCTTCACGCTCGTACTGTTCAACTTCCTGAGTTACGAATCGTTCCTTTTTATCTTGGTTTGCTTTGGCAATTCCAAGCATGGTAAGGTATTCATTGTAAATGCTTAGTTTCATATCCTGCAACTGTGCAGCCACAAATGGAGCATCAGTTCTTAGAACACGAACGGAATTAGGGTCAAGAGTATTTTTGTTCGCAAAGATAACCGGGTCATTTCCATTATACTTCTTGTAAACATTCTGCATGGTTACTAGCTGTTTATCATCAGTGGTAATCAATACAGGTGTTTTCTGCGCCTTAATATTGACATTTCGGCTAACATCAATATCCCAAAGGGATTCAGCATAACGAGAAGTCGTTACGATAGTAGGAAACATATCCCGAGTGTTCTTAATAAGAACGCAATCATCTAGGTCATAAGCATCGAATGTCTTGACGGCGCTAATAGGTCTAATTTTGGTAGGGTCATTATATACATTTACGCCCTCTCTTGCACCTTGAAGTGCCAGCCATCCTAAAGCATCGTCATAGAAGAACACGGCAGAACCGAAATAGAAAAGGCAATCTTCCAAATAACTCTCTGAGACGGTCTCCGGCAGACCTTTCCATTCAAACATTGTGGTCGCTAAACCTTTAAGCCGATACCAGTAGTCCATATACGATTGGTCGTTCTTATGCAGACTAGGGAGTTCTGAATCATAATTGTACAAGTTATCACCACCTTAGATAGGAACATAATTCCTAGGATTAACGAGAGTTCCATTTACTGTCACTTCCAAATGCAAGTGAATACCTGTTACATTACCAGTTGCGCCGGCGGTTGAAAGCTGCTGGCCTTTAACTACGGTTTGTCCAACATTTAAATTGGGAACCGTAGCCAAGTGTGCATATCGCGTAGTGTAGGTTACTCCATTTGTAACACCGTGGTTAATCAAAACCATGTTACCCCAACTTTGAGAACCACTTGTTGAATGTCCATTCCATGCCTGAACTGTAGCAACTACTCCGGCCTGAACACAGTAAACAGGAACACCCGGTGTCTTTCGGGTGCTGAGGTCAATTCCTCTGTGCCCAGCATTGCCAAATTCCTGTGAAACATAATAAGAACCAACAGGCAAAGGTCTGCCGTTATTTGCTAATGTAAAGTCATCCTTTGCGGGAACGGGTGGGTCAGGAACAGGTGGATTGGGGTCAGTGCTGAGAACCAAATGGCCGATACCCTCGGCAACTATAACATAAACATCAGCTGGGGGATTAAAGATAGTTACATGCGCCCAATGCTGGCCATCACTCAGAATGCCTAAATCTTCTTTAAATGGCAATCGCCAACCTTTTGGAACAAGACCTTTTCCTGTATCATCCATTGGCTTAATAGGATAATAGAAACAATCGGTGTCGCTGTCAGATTCATAGTAATCTGTAAGTGGCTCTGGTTCGGGCGGTTGTTGTTCCTCTTTCAGCAGAATAGGAATGTATTCATTCTCTAGGTTTGTATTTAGTCTGGTAACATTTGCAAAGATATCTGGGTTCAACTCTCTTATTCTAGAAATTGGAACGCCTGACATATCTGAAATATACTTTAGGTCGTAAAACCAATCATTTGCCGGGTAGCCTTTGATAGTTGCATACACGGCAGGATAATTTGAGAGTTCAGCCTTAACGGAATCCCAACTTACCTTTCCGCTGTTCGACAAATCTATAACTGAGTAATCACGATTGTTACAAGGGAAAGGGATGTTCGGTAACTGTATGTTTTGATATGCTGTGTGACGCTTAATAAAGTCAACATCGTCTTTATAAGCACTGGCTGACTTAGGCTTGATGGTCAATGTTCCTGCGCCATCTGAGAAACTTTGAATTAGTTCATCCCATGCTGCCATAGCTTACCTCACAGTGTATTATCTTGACTATAATCACCGAATGTTTTCGTATAATCCCAGAAAGTCAAGCCATTATTAAAAGCTTTGCGGATTTCATCGAAATCTTCGTTCGGGAAATCTCCGCTTGCTTTAAGGTCAGTTACCTTGATGTAAGTCCATGTTTTACGGGCGTGAAGATTTGGAATCATAACCCTGTTAAGCTGATAACCAAACATGTCAAAGTATTCATCAAGACGCTGTGCATCACCATTTGTCCCTGTAACAAAACCCCATGTAACAAAGTTCGAGCCAGCTGCTATATAAGGCGTTGAGCCTGATACACTTCCGATTGGCGGAGCATTTAGGCTTTCATCCCTACGGCTTACTTCTTCTGTAATTTCATCATAACCGTTAATGTAAGATTCTGCTGTAGTCGCTTTATTAACAAAATCCGTAAAACTCGTTCCAAGCTTTCCACCAGTTGCCAAACCAGCAACTAAGCCTATTGCAGACATGAGTGTATCGCCAAATTCAGTTGCGGGCTTCAGCTCCTGATAATTAGTTAGCCTGTTGTAATACATAGAATTAGAGCCTGAATGTAGGTTATAATCGTTTTTATACTGATTATAAGCCCATGTTGCTTCCGGTATTCTTGCTTGAACAGCGTATAGCCGTTGATTGCCACCTGCATTGTTAGACTTTAAACCGGCAAGGATAGTGCCCGTAGTAGGGTCTAACATTACACTCAACTGTGGAGTTACGGCTCCGTTTGGATTGTACTGGCAAATTTGGCCATACAAAGCAATATACCCTTTAACAAATTGTCCTGACAATACCTTTTTATTCCTAGGTACATAAGGACCAACAAAGCTAGGGTATCTATCAATATCTTGTGTATAATTACAACCTGCGTCAAATAACGCTTTTGGTACCTGTTGTATCTTGGTGACGGCAGAAGCTAAGCCATTGGAAACATACTCGTTCAACCTATCTCCAAGAGCGCGGATATTGCTTCTATCGTAACCATAAGCAAGTCCACAACCTGATACAATTCCGAATCTTGCTGTAGAACCGATTGGAGCACCCCTTGAATTGCAAGTTGCATATACATTAACCAAGTCAGGTGTAACATCATAACGCCCCATCTGCGTAAACACAACGGCCGGACAACTTACTGGTTCTGTAGCTAGATAATTATCAGGAGCAGTTTCATGTTCTACATGCTGTCTTTCAATGAAACTCTTGTAATAAGTAATATCAAAAAACCAAGTCTGAATACAGTCAGTAGAGCAATACAAGCGAGTACTACTATTACTTGCCCATTCAACCCTGTTAATAAACGCATAGAACCACTTGTTGGAGAAGTTTGTGTTCTGATACATAATGTAGTTACAGTTGTAATAAGTCTCAACATTTCCGTTAATGGTAATCGTGTTATCTTTCTTAATGAAATTAAAATCATTGATAGCTTTTACAACTTTGCCTAGGAAATATTGCGTCTGTGTATTTACATCTGGGAACCACAGCGTATCGGAATAGCCTACTTCGAGAGGAACATTTAACAATCGCAAGTTTGTGCTTGGTGTAAACATATATTTCTCCTTTAGTTAATAACCCCACCCACTTACAACTCCGTTTAGAGTCTACCCACGCTATTAACTATTAGGCAGTCACAAACGCACAGGCGTTAGCAAACGGGCTGTAAGCCATAGTCTCCCAATGATGCAGGAAGTAATTCCGAGAAAGGGTACTTGCGTTATAGGGAGTATTAGCAATCTTAAACATGTTATCATGAGTACGGACTGCCGTAATGTCCATAAGAACAGCAAGGGTCTTTGCCGAAGTAGTACCAGTACCGAAGCTATCAACGATAATCTGACGCCCCATGAACTCGGTCTTGTCCATATTGAAAGCCTTAGCCAGAACATCGACATCCGTAGCAGCTGCAACATCGGCGCGCATAATGATAGCCATACGCTCCGGAGTAGTCCAAGTAGTAAGGTCGGTAGGATTAGCAATACCAGCGGCAGTTGCCATCTTCTTATACATATTGTACTGAGTACTGGGAAACTGGAACTGTAGGAACTTAGTCTTAGCAGCCTTAATCAAGTCTCGGCTGTGCTGTTCAGTATCAATACCCTCAACAACCTCGGTAAGTACATTCGCATCATCAATAGCCTGAGCCATGATACCAGTCATCAGGTGATACTCGTCAATGTTATCGCCATTGGTCAGTGTGTTAAGCAGCATCTGCAAGAACTCATTAAAGTCACCCTCACTAATGAAAGCGCCTTTAAGGGTTTCATCATAAACCGTAAGTGCATATTTGTCCTGACGGTTACGGCGATAGTAAACGGTCTTTACATCGGGCTTATGAGCGGTAAGCACATCGGACATTGCAGAACGGTCATAAGGAGTAGCCACCGCAGGATTGGCGATGTTATCCTGAACATCGGTGCCAAACGGAACCTGACGGCCTTTAAGAATCTGCAAGGGGTTCTGAAAAATGCTATTATGGCACTCCTGAAACAGGATTCGGTTTACCAGAGTATCGATAAACTCATTCATAAAAGGCTGGTAGTTAAGAATCGCACCACCGGTTGCCTGCAAATCGGATGCTTTCTCCATCAGAGGAACATTATCTTTAAGGTTAGGAGAGTTCTGGATGGTAGCGTTCACAATTTTCTGAACATTACTCATGTATATACCTTCTTTCTTTAGTAGACCAAACGGCCTTTATCGTTGTAAAGAGAATCAATCGTGTAATCATCCTCTTTAGCCTTAGTTTCCTGTTCCTTGGGAGAACCCACATCAACTTTAAGGAACAGTGCCATGTTGTCTTTTTTCAGTTTCTCATTAGCCTGAGTAAGCTGTTCTACCTGTTGTTTGTAATTATCAATAGTAGTCATAGCTTCGGCATAATCTGTATTAATGTCTGCCATAGCATTAGAAGCTGTGCCTTGGTCGGACAGGTTACTAAGAACCTGTACGGTAAGGTCTTTTAACTGCTGCACGTCACGCATCGTTACTTATCCTTTCCATTAAGTTTCTCAAGGAACGGTGTTACAATCTTAACCAAATCAGGATTAAGATTTCCAATGTTTTCAAGAATCGAGATAGATTCCATTACGATTACTGCAATGCAGAGAGTAAGGGCAATAGGAATGGAGAATCCCAAATCAACATAATTCTGAGCATAGTCTACAAGCCAACCGAATACCATTACTGCAATGGTTCCAGTTTTCTTAAACAGACCATCTCTAAATTTAGTGCTGTTTACATCTCGATTCTTGATGGCCTGAAGCAATCCAGTGACTACATCCATAGACATGAAAGCGACGGCCAATTCATATTGCATCATTTGTTCACCACCTTTCATGTTAGATTGATAAGACGAGACATTTCAAACCATGCGTTCTTACAGTTAATATCATTAAAGTATAAGCAACCTTGCGCTTGTGCAGATTGCATTAGCTTGAAATGCCCACCTGTCTTAAAGGCTCTAGCCAAAAGATAGTTTGGTTTTTGTTCGTCTGTGGTAAAACAATATGTATATGCTGAGGGGGGATTAAGACTCGAATCAATCCATATCTTGCCTTTCCGCAGACTTGACCATACGCTGTATGTCTTACCGTTCCAATACATTAGGAACTTTAATGTACTCTGTGGGTCACGCTTCTCGATAAAGCTTGAATCATCATACCAATACAAGTTATTTACTGCGTAATCCTCGTATGTCGTTCCTGCAATAATGGAACCGAAACGAGACTTTTTCCGTTCTTCCTGTTGCTGCGCATCTCTCCATGTGTGAAGCAAGATATCAGTAGAGCCATCCGGATTCTTGATTTTCTGGAACTCCTGTCCGTTAGGGCGGATTCCAAACTTTAAGAAATAGGGATTCGACTGCGAAGTTGCATTGGCTAGGAACAGAACAGGAACATCACGGTTTCTTGCAATCGTTACATACAACTCTAGGAATCTGTCTACCTCATTGGGTAGGTATCGCTGGCCTTTATTTACTAAAAACTCTTCAAAGACAATCAACTTTACATTAGGGTATGGAACTGACTTTACCATTCCCGCAGTTGTTGATAGTGTGAAAAAGTTTACAATAGGCTTCTTATTTATAAGCCCCGGATTGTTCTTAGTGTTAATCTTGCAATTTTCTAGATACCCGTTTGCAACCAAATCGTCAAACAAGTGCTCTTGGGTTTGCTTCATTTCCGGTTTATATCTACGGATATAAGCAAACTCAAAAGGGTCATCTGGTGCGGCCTTGAAAAACTTGTCACAGCAATATGTTAGAGTATTAAAGGTTTTTCCTGCCGAACGAGCACCAACCACAAAATTAAATAAGCAGTTGTGCGAAAGAGTAATTCTAGGGTCATACCACATTAGAACCCCTCCATAACTGTCTGAACTATATCATCAGCAGCCTGAGCAATGTCTAGATTCGTCATGAGTACATGGCTAATCATAAGGTCGCATTTGCACTCATAGTCAAACATTGTTGGGCTTTCCTTATAACAGTCAACGAAATGTTTAGCATCTATAAAATGCTTATGCTCCCCTACGAACACAAAGCCATCCCTAAGCTCACATGGAGCCATCCAGCGTTTAAGGTACTTCTTCGTTCGTGCCCTAAACTTTTTACATTCCTTATCGTCTAACATAACGATTCCCTTTCTTAAGTTTGATGATGGAACGCAGAGGATTTGAACCTCTAGTTAATGACTTATGAGGTCACGGCTTTACCATTAAGCTAGCGCTCCTTATGAAAGGGAATGATAACATCATTGCGTAGTCGTCACAACAATCCTGGCTTAACTAGGCTCTTCACCCCTGACTGTGTTAAGCTGAGCAGGTGCGCTAATGAAATAAATATCATTCCCAGTAATTACATTATAATATAGTTGCTATAGTGTGTCAATACATTTAGTAATATTATACGAATAGTAATTTGACATAGCTACGATGAACAACAAAAATCCATAATAGGCAACCTTTGTCCATGCGTTAAATGTTTCAAGCAAAAGTTGATTCAGAAAGATTCTTGCAACGAAGGTTGTTATTCACGACACAATTCACAAGTGTGCAGGAAAGAGTCACATTTATTTTGATGCTGAAAGATTTCTAACAAAGGGGTGTGTAAAATTTGGCGTAGGTATGTATAGTTACAACATTTGTACATGCGGGTGCAACATACCGGTGTTGTTATATCCGGCACAGGTACCCCTCCATTTCATACCAATACCC